ACATCATTGACACACATAGCAACAAGATCAATTCCAATTATAAAGTATGCTTCTGGATCATGTGCAATAGTTGCCATATTTATTTTAGTTCCTACACCATCAGTACCAGAAACTAATATTGGTTTCTTATATCCATCAGGAATTCTCATCATACCATTGAAACCACCAAATCCACCCATAACTTCAGGTCTATGAGTGGATTTAACTGTATCTTTAATTTGATTTACAAATGATCTTCCTGCTTCAATGTCAACACCCGCATCCTTATAATTCATAAAGGTCTCCCATCCTTATCAAGTAAGCCAAGTTTTTTGATTTCATTCATATTAGATTTCTCATTCTTTTTTATTTTCTTATACTCTTTAATAAGTTTGTCTACCTCATCATTTGATATATTAACTTTCAACTCGTTGACTTCATCTTCTTTTTTAACAAAACCTAAACCAGTTTCCTTAACAGATTCTTCTTTATCATCAACATAATCATTGATAACTCCCTGTATTTCATCTCTGATGAGAGCATTTATTTGTGCTTTAAGTAATTCGTCGTTCATTTTCTTCTTTTTTTTCTAGGAGGAGTTGGTTTTTTATATCCATATGAATTTGGGTGAACATTTCCATACCCCCATTCAATATTTTTGAGTGAATCTTTTCCATACTTATCATAATAAAAATCAAATATATTTACTTGCTTACCTGAACGAGTTACATCAAGATACTCTTTACCATCAACAGCATAGGTAACATTATATGCATCACTAGGAAGTTTAGGATCCCTTGCCTTATCCACCGTAGTTCTCTCTAGGAGAATTTCACAAGAATAATCATAAGGTTTAATTTTTTCCTCTTCCTTTTGTTCAGACACTTTATTTTCTTCCTTCGTTTTAGTCGTCATGATCTATTTCCCCAAGTAATATCTGGATATGCGTCTTTAACATTATCAAAACTAACATTATAAAGATCCTCCATCTTACCATCCTTTACCTTAACTAGAAGTTCTGCCTCTCTAGGATGAAGACCTTCTAAAAGATTGATGAACATCATTTCTCTACGTATGCCTGAAAGGGAGTTATTTCCCCCCTGAACATAGTTGTATAGGTTTTGCCACTCTCGCCTTAAAGATGTTCTTCCTTGACCTTGTAAGTCCTGTCTGGTAGCAGCCTCGCCACCTCTTGCCTCCATTGATAAATTCTCAGAGAGACTTCCCGAATAAACATTCTGATCCTTTAGGTCACCATAAGGAACTTCACCTTCAGGAAGGAGAGAAATTACAGTATCATCAAAGTTCCAAATCATTAACGACTTAACAGAATCATCAGCGTAATGCTGTAAGACTTGCACCTTCTTAGGATTTGTTTTTTGCTTTGCTGTTAAATCTAAAATCTCATATATGAAAGGATTTATTGGAAGAGAACCAATTGCAGGTGCAGCTGGAGTTCTCTTCTTTGGAGTTGCCTTACTCTTCCTCGTCGTCTTCGCTTGTGTCATAATTGTTTTCAATTCTTAGAGCTAAAATTTCATCAGGAACTAACTGTCCATTTGCATCAAACATTTCTGGATGAGTATACACTACTTGGGGTGTCGTTTCATATGAATGCTGTCTTGCCATCCATCCTATCATACCTCCTACCAATAATGCAAGTAACGACACAACTGTCGTTAAAGTTAATGTTACTATGGTCATGTCCATTTCCATTGTACACCTCCAGAGTGCTATGTTTTTCTTATGTCAAGGTAAAAATTAAAGTGAAAAACTATTTCTCTGTTCCAGAGTGATACCAGTTTTCCAAATTTTACCTGAAAGGTTTTTGGTTTTTCGGGTTTCCTCCTGTTGCGTAACAATAATTCCACACCCCGATTTATTTCGGTGGTGTCTTTATTTAGATCCTTTTTTTCGTCTTCCAGGTTTTCTGTCATGACTATACCTCACTGCATCTTCAAGGATGCTGGACAAATAGTTTTTTATTTTTCTTGCTTGAGGTTTAGGAACATGATGATAAGCCTCACGCAATTGTTTATGTTCATTATCGGCACCACCCTTGATATACTCTCCCAAGTCTCGGATCAAATCACCTAGTTCCTTTGCAGTAGAACTATGAAGAAATTGATCTATCTCATACTTTTTAGTATTAGATGCTTTTAAGAACTCATAAAACTTGAGTTGCATCTTTCCTTGGAAGGAATAATCAATAGCATGTTCGATCATGTCATAAACACTATCGAAGTCTGAATACATTAGACTAACTGATTCTCCTGTAGATACTGGACGGTATCAGAACAACCACCAAGTTTCGTTCCATTCATTACAATCTGGGGAAAAGTAGATCCTTCTCCAAACTCACCAAAGAAACTTGTTTTATCAAAATCCTTATCTAATTTATACGTAACAAAATTTAGACTCGCTAATTTCAATACTTCTTGAATCTTTGTACAGTAAGGACAACCATCCTTTGAAAAGACTGTGAAATTTCTTACTTCTGTCATAGTGTTACCTAAAACTCTTTCCTCAGGCTCTAATTTTCCGTGCATGTTATGTAAGATTATGAAAATTACTTAGTATATATTTGGATTTATTTGTTCAATGTGGATTGTACCAATTCATTAACCAAACTGTGGTGATTACTCCGATCACTACTCCAAGGACAATCCAAGATGCCAGTGCCATTAACATTAAAAATTATTTAAACTATATCCATCATACCATATGATTTAAAAAAATCAACCTTGCCAAAGCATGTCGGGCATTGCTGCTGGTTGATGTCTACCCACGGTTAACATAAGAACAAAATATCCTACAAACCAAATAATATTAAACAACCAAGCCTGTCTCCAGAGATACTTTCTTATTCCCATAGCAACAAAAACTTTTTTCACAGCAGCAGAATCATCTTCATTACCTATTGATCTTAATATCTGTTCTATAATAACTGCAATGATTGTTGCTATCACTAAAGGATAGAATACAAAATTTGCAAAAGACATAATTGCGATAATAAAATTCATTGTTCCTGTAATTTTTGTACTACTGTTTGTTTTTGTACTGGTGCTATATCATCTGCCCACTGAGGTACTTGTACCCACATGACTGCTGCTACTAGCATAGAGGTTAAGATTCCCCATTCTTTACAGTCATTCATCATTTATTTAAAAGATACTTGTTTATAACATCGATTTGATCTTTATACTTAGCAATGATATTCAATTCAGTTTCTATTGCCTCTGTTATATCAGAGTGTTCTCCAATACCAGCAGGGTTAGAAAGGTAAACTTCAACATTAGCTAAGTGTTTTTGAATATCCCCTTGAGCATGTGCCAAGAGTGCTTTAATTAGTTTGTCTCTCATTAGTACACTTTGTCAATATGTATTATATAGCACAATTGTTGAGAAAAAGCAAGTGCTATTGAGAATCAATTTCATTAAGATCAATTACCAATCAGGATATGTCCAATCACTAATATGCAAACTCTTTTTTCTCCTATCCGTTATTCTTTTTATTGTACATTCCTTACATTCATATGAGTATGATGAGGCTAACTTTTCATTTTTACGAACACGATAATATGAATGCAGGAGATTTTTTCTCTCTCCACATATTCTACAAACTCTTTCTTGAAGTAGTAAGTGACCAAGTTTAATCTGTTCGTCTAAGTCCATGCATAAAAAAAGACCCTAAAGTAATTTAGGGTCTCTTGAGTTCCGACTTTTGTAGAGACGCACGAAAGGTCTCAGTCGTATTTATTAACCAACTGAAGGAGCAACAAGTGCAACTTCAGATGTCTCAGCAGATGCTAAGTCAAGTGGGAAGTTGTGTGCATTTCTTTCGTGCATAACTTCCATACCA